GACCAGATGTCGAACTGGGACCAAGAGGCCAACGAACAGCTTAACTGTGTTCAGGTCAGCACTGTCGAAGGTGATGCCAACGTGGCTGGGGTGTTCGTAGCTTGGGACACCACTGAGGATGACTACAACGACATCCTGCTTGCCATGACGGGCGACATGGTGATCCGCATCGCAGGTGGCACCACGGTCCAGCGCGGTGATCTTTTGATGTCCGCAGGCGACGGCACAGCCAAACCGCAGGGCGACGACATCGTGCGATCCAAGACCATCGCTAAAGTTACCTCAACCCATGTGTCTCACACCTACGCGGATGGCTCCTACGCTGTCCCGTGCGTGTTGATGGCTTGCTAAGGTGATTTGATGCCACTAGTCCCGCTCGCCATTCCGCCGGGGGTCTACCGCAACGGGACCGACTATCAATCGTCGGGCCGCTGGCGTGATGCCAGCCTCATCCGTTGGATGGATGGAACCATGCAGCCGATTGGCGGGTGGGCCACACGGGTCACTGTTTCCTCAAACAGAAAGGTGCGCGGGTCCATCGCATGGCGTGACAACAGCGCCGACAGATGGATGGCGGCTGGAACCTATGAAAAGCTGTTTGCCATCTCAGGATCAAACACCGTCACGGACATCACGCCAACCAGCTTTACGACGGGTCTTGAAAGCGCAGCCTTCAATCTCGGCTACAGCGGCGGATTTTATGGTGATTACACCTACGGCACGCCGCGCCAAGATGTGGTGAACTACACCGAAGCCACGACGTGGAGCCTCGACACTTGGGGCGAATATCTGATTGCTTGCTCCAGCAAAGACGGCAAGATTTACGAATGGCAGTTGGATGTTGCCGCTGACGCGCTTGTCATCACCAACGCGCCGACCGGCAATCTCGGCATTGTCGTGACAGAGGAGCGGTTCATCTTCGCTCTTGGCGCAGGCGGCAACGTCCGCAAGGTTCAGTGGTGCGACCGTGAGGATAACACAGTCTGGACGCCTGCTGCCACGAACGAGGCCGGCGATCTTGAGTTGCAGACTGCTGGCCAGATCATGCTTGGCATCAAGGCACGCGGGCAAACGCTGATCCTGACGGACCACGACGCGCATGTGGCGACATATCAAGGGCCTCCCTTCGTTTACGGCTTTGAGCGCGTTGGCGCGGCTTGCGGTGCTATCTCCCGGCGCTGTGCCGCTGCGGTTGATCGTGGCGTGTTCTGGATGGGCAGCAGGGGCTTTTTCGTGCTGTCTGGCGGGCAAGTTCAAGACGTGCCTTGCGAGGTGTCAGACTACGTTTTCAACAACATCAGTGCCTCGCAGCGCAGCAAGGTTCACGCCGTCACAAACGCCAAATTCAATGAGATCTGGTGGTTTTATCCTTCGGCAGCAAGCAACGAATGCGACAGCTATGTCGTTTTTAACTACGAGGAAAACCATTGGGCTATTGGCTCTCTGGCCCGCACGTCTGGCGTTGATGCTGGAGTGTTTGCAAACCCTGTTTGGTTTGGAACAACTGGCATCGCCTACAACCAAGAGACGGGCTATAACTTAACAAGCGAGACGGTGTTTGCCGAAAGTGGACCGTTTGAAATCGGGGCTGGCGATACGACGATGATGGCGTCTATGCTGATCCCCGACGAAAAGACGCAGGGCCAAGTCACGGTGACGTTCAAGACGCGGTTTTACCCCAACGACACTGAACGGTCTTATGGCCCGTATAGCATGTCTGCGCCGACAGATGTGCGCTTTAGCGGGCGGCAGGTTGCGATGCGGGTAACGGGGGCCGCCAACGATAGCTGGCGGTGGGGTGTTCCACGCATTGACGCTATCCCCGGAGGCCGCCGTTGAGGTTTGGCGTTCCACCTATTGGGCAGGACTTTCGCCTTTGGGGCGAGGATCTGCGCCGTTTTTTGGCTCGGTTTTGGGATAACCTTACCTTTAAGGAAGGCGGGGCCACGCCGACTTCAAACGGCGTTCTGCTGTGGGATAACGTAAACGGCTATCCTGTTGTCTCCAAGGGGAACGAGTGGCGGCAGATCGTGCTGGCGGACGGCTATGCGATCTTCGCTCAGGATGCGTCGATCACGGCTGCGGCTGCTGACACAGCCTACGCGATTGAATTTGACGCGCCGTCTATTTCTGATGGCATTACGAAAAGCGGAACGAACCCGACCCGGATTGTGTTCTCTGAGGGCGGCCTGTATCGCGTCTCGTTTACAGCGCAGATTGCCTCGTCATCCGGCAGCACAATCAACTTTCGCTTCTGGCCCCGCATCAACGGAACCAACATCACGGGCAGCACGATAGTGGCGTCCTTGCACAACAACGGCGCGACCATTGTTGTGTCCCGCGACTCGATTTTCCAGTTTGCGGCCAATGATTACCTCGAAGCTATGTGGGCAACAGACAGCACCAGCGGCTCGCTGCTGGCCCACGCTGCGACTGCATATGCCCCAGCTTCGCCTTCCGCGACGATGGCCATCAGTCGGGTGCAGGCATGACGCTCTTAGAGCATTGCCGCAAGTGGATTGAGGACGCATTGGAATACAGCGGCGGGTCGCATGATTTCCAAGATGTTGTGGACGGTATATTGGCGGGCCGGATGCAACTGTGGCCTGCTGAAAAGGGGTGCGCTGTCACTGAGATTGTGCTATACCCTAAGAAAAGTGTCCTGCACGTTTTTTTAGCCGGTGGTGAGATGGAAACAATCGTCAGCATGATTGATTCCGCCGTGGCTTGGGGAAAGACACAGGGCTGCACATCAATGACAATCGCTGGGCGACGTGGCTGGGAGCGAGTTCTTGCGAAGCACGGATATAAGCCAGTGATGACGGTGTTGGAAAGGGACTTTGAATGAGCGGCGGCGGTAAGGGTGGCAAGTCTACCACGGAAGTCAAAATCCCTGCTTGGCTTGAAGCTGCGGGCCAAGAAGCACTAGGGCGCGGGCAGGCAGCGGCGAACATCGGCTACACGCCATATTACGGCCCAGATGTCGCCGCAATGACACCGATGCAAATGGCGGCGGGCCAAGGGATTAACGCTTCTGCGGGTGCGTTTGGCCTTGGGACCACCGATCTGTCGATGGGTATGCCTGCACCGCAAACCTTCGCTGGCGGCGTGCAGGGCTATTCGTCCGGCGGCCTTTACGATCAGTCTTTGGCCGAGTTGCAGCGCCGCGCACCGGGCCAGTATGACGCCATCACGGGCATGTTCATCAATCCTCAGACGGGCGCACAGCCTCTTAGCTTTGGCAGAAACGTCGCGCCGCTTCCAGCAACGCCAGCACCAGCCACACCGCCAGTTGCGCGTGACCGCGACCGTGATCGTGGCGGTTCTGACCTTGCTGCTGCGACCCGCGCTGCTGCAATAGCATCACGACAATCTGGCGACCGTAACAATCGCAGCACTACTTCAATGGCAACGGCGGGTTCCTACATGCCGGGCGGTGTCAACACGCGCAACCCGAACAGTGCAGTTAATCGCGCAGCAGCAGCATTGAGCAGGCCGCAAGGCGCTCCTACTCAATCGAATCGGCCAATTAGCCGCAGCACCGCGCCAAAAGGGCGAGATGGCGGCGGTATGGGACGGGGGAAATAAACATGGCTGGCGGATCTAACCCACAAAATGTGCAGGCCCCGAATTTCGGCGGCAATGTGTTCCAGCAGTCGCAACAGGCTCTGACCGGCGCGCTTCAGGGAACAACGGCAGCAGGCATGAACATGCCGAACATTTCAGCCTTCCAGAACCCCTACACCCGGCAGGTCATTGACACGTCAATGGCCGATCTGGAACGCCAGCGCCTGATGCAGCAAAACCAACTTGGCGCGCAGGCTTCAGCGGCTCGCGCTTTCGGCGGATCACGTCAGGGCATCGCCGAGGCCGAAACCAACCGCGCTTTTGCAGAGCAAGGCGGCCAGCTTGCGGCCCAGCTTCGCCAGCAAGGTTTCAATACTGCACTCGGGGCTGCACAAAACCAGCAGGGCCAACAGCTTGCAGCCGCTGGACAACTTGGCAACCTGTCTCAGCAGGGCTTTAACATGGGCCAATCCATCAACCAGCAGCAGCAGCAGTTTGGCACGATGCAGCAGGCCATCAATCAGGCCCTTATCGACGCCGCGCGCGGTCAATACGGCGGCTTCACAGGTTCGCCTACACAGTCTCTAAGCGCTATGCTTGGTGCCCTTGGTGGCGCGAATATGGGGCAGCAGACGACCACCCAAACGCAGCGTCCGGGTTTGTTTAACTATCTGTCGCTGGGGCTGGGGGCGCTGTAATGAGCGTGATGGACTACGCCAACGCGATTGCGAGCATCGAAAGCGCCGGAAGCGGCGACTACGCTGCGCTTGGCCCGGTCACAAAGAAGGGCAACAGGGCTTATGGCCGCTATCAGGTCATGGACTTCAACATCGGCCCGTGGACTGAAAAATACCTTGGCCGCCGCATGACGCCTGAAGAATTTCTTTCCAGCCCGGAGGCGCAGGACAAAGTTTTCGCTGGCGAGTTTGGGTCGTATGTCCAGAAGTATGGCAACCCGCAGGATGCGGCCTCTGCTTGGTTCACTGGGCAGCCTTTGTCTGAAGGCGGAAACCGCAGTGACATTCTCGGCACCACTGGCAACGTCTACGTTGACAAGTTCAATCGCGCGCTTGGCGTGGGCGGCTCACCGATGCCGGGGCCGACAACGGCTTTCGGGCCGGGGACGCCGATGGCAGCCGCGCAGCCGATTATGCAGCCCGCCGACCCTTTCGAGGACATGGGCGTGCTGTCTCGCTTGGCGGCCAGCCGTGGCATCGCGCAGGACGCGGACGCCGCGCCTATCGTAAACCTGTTCAATATTCTGACGCAGAAGAAAGACCCGCGCTTGGCCGAGGCCGCAAGGGCGCGTGGTGGTTTCTTCGGGCTTTTGGGGGGCTAAATGGCTATCACACGCGAAGACTTGATGCGCGCGGGTATTGGGGCAAACACTCCCATGCCGACGCCTGCACAGGCTGCACCTCAGCGCCAAGGCTTGCTCGGTGGCTTCTTCGGGCCGGAAGGTCGTGACGCACGTTCGCGCCTCGCCATTGCGCTGGAAGGCATGACGCTGAACCCCAATCAGGCGCTGATCGGGCAGTTGCAGCAGGGCATCGAAAGCCGTGAGACAGCAGCCCAAAAAAACGCCACAGCCGCTTGGCTGCGCTCACGCGGGCGTGATGATCTGGCGGCTGCCCTTGAGGCGGGCGCGTCTCCGCAAGCTGTACTGGCAGAAGCTATCCGGCCTGCGGCTGGCCCAGAGCGCGGTGTCGTTGTTGGGAACGATATCGTCGATCCCATCACTGGGAACATCATCTACAAAGGCCCTGAGCAAGAAGCCCTGAT